CTTATTTTCCCATCAAATCGAGGGTGCATCAAGCATAAACTCTAGTGCCTGTTTTGTCGATAATCAACGCCTGTTTTCTTGGGGCAGTTGTTGGGGTGTTTGGGATGCTCACATGCGTCCAACGATCAAACTCACGGATCACCTGATCGTATGGCAAGCCGGAGGCAATAATGGTTTTAACCACTTCATCTGGCGTCAGTTGAGGTACTCGGATGTCCACAGCACAACCAATGCGATGCTGGCTAGTATCTTTAGAACCCACAGAATCGTTGACTTGCTTACTGCGAAAAGCAGAATTAACCATGACTGGTCTTCCGCCCAAGGCAGTTTTGACTTCCTCAAGGAAGGCGGCAAGGCGTTTAAGGTTCTCCAATTCCTGTTCATTTGGCGTGTTGTCCCATCCGTTGCGTTCTGCGGCTTCTGAGGCGGTAAGTTCTTCAAGTGTGAAGTGGGGTGTCAGGTTCATTTTCTACCTTTCATATCCATGATTTTCTCAAGAGTGCGGCCACCGAAGTAGAAGCTCATGACCAGCATACCCCACTGCCCCAGCAGTTCAACAAATGCGTCAGCAATATCTATCACAGAGGCGTCTAAGATCGCCAGCAGCAAGTACGCCACCAGAATGTAAACCAGCGTCATGGGGCGGATGTTCTTAGATAGCCAAGAATCTGACGACATATCCGCTTTCAGGCGGTCGGTCAGGTTGTTCTGCTCAGTTTTGTACAGGTCGGTTTCGTTGGCCATCTTGGCCAGTTCACCGTCTTGCGCCATTTTTTGCAGTTCAAGCTGCGCCTTGGCTTTGGCCTCTGGGTCTGGAATAAGCTTGTCGATGAGCTTACCGCCCACGTTTAGGATTGCGTCTAATCCGATCATTGTTTACTCCTTGAAAGCATGGTTGATGCAATGTCCATCATGGTTCTTGTCACCTGAATGTCAGCGGGTTCATTATCCCAGCCCACAGTAATCTGGCCAACAAACCGATTTGGGTCAGGCGGTATGCTGATCCTGCAAGTGTAAGTGACCCCTTTGGCGATGTACCACAAGCCCATCTCAGACTGCGCTGATCTGTACTCGCCGCAAGGTATTTCGCTTGCCATCAGCCTGACAACATCAGAGTTGTTAGCTGAATTCTGGGTAAATAAGCCCACATCCAGTCCATCATTGGTTTTGTCTCTACCCTCTTTGGTGTAAGCGCGATACAGCACTCGGGTTCCAAACATGGGGTTTACTTTGAACACGGCCACAATGGTAGCGTTGGTGGTTTTGAACAAGTGAGCGGCGGCGTCTTCTACTCTGTCCTCAACAATGCTTGGCATTTTCTTGGACTCTTTGTACGCGCCCATCAGCAGTTCTTGGTTCTGCCAGACAAAATAACCAGCAAAGGCAAACACCGCCATCAGTATCAGCGCAAACAGCTTGAACGGGCTATCCACATAGGACAGCACTTTGCTTAATATGTCTGCTGGCTTTTCTTCACTCATAGTCCAAACATCCCTAATACTTTTTTGGCAACATCATCTGGCAAGAACCGAAGCAGTCCAAGCACCCACCACGCCACGCACAGTCTGACAAAGACTTTAAGGAATAGGTCAAACTGTTTCTGGTACTCATTCACCGACCACACCTTGTCTTGGCGCACAGTTCGGCCATCTCGTTAAGCCCCCAGCCAATAGCGCCAATGAGCATCACAATCACCACAATACCTACTGCCCACTCCAACTGCTCTTGCTCGGCCTCTTTGCGCTTCTTCTCTTCTTCCTTGGCTTGCCGAGCTAAGTGGGCATCTTCCAAATCCATCTGCTGCTGGCGCTGTTTAATCTTCTGCCATACATCAGCACGGCCAGTGGCCTGAAACAGCATCATCAACTCTTGCTCAAACCGCTTGGCCTCATCCAAGGCCATCTCAATCTGAAGCGCTGTACCTAAGTTTGACTTATTCCCAGACCGCTTGGCCTCAACCATCGCCCGTGTCGCAACGCTCTTGGCGTCAAACATCTTGGCGATTGACGGGGCTAGGCCAGCTAGATCATTTGCGACCTTGCTGGCTTTTTTGACTACGCTGATTGCACTTTGTAGCCCTGCTAACGCCGTGAGCGGATCTATTGGAATCATAGGTACAACTTAAAATCATTCCAGTAACCCAACGGCAGGGGCCGAAGCCCCGCAAAAGATTACTTGGGTTCTACATCAGACACGGCCTCGGGAGGCTGTGCTAACGCTTGCTTCAGTAACTCAAAGAAGGCGTTGCGGCCCACTTGGAGCTGATCCACGTTAAATCTGGCTGAGTCCAGTTTGCGATCTAAATCTGCGACATGATTCAGTAGCGCTTGCTGCTGGGGTGTCAAGTCTTCAAACTGATGTTCAACGCCGTCAATATTCACAGGGGTCTTTTCATTTTTTCCCATGATGTTTCCTTTAATGCGCTGCCAAGGTCGGGTGGCAGCTTCCCGTTAACTTACGCGCCCCAAGGAAGCGGTGTGTTCTGTGGGCTGACAGGCGGTGTAATCATGCTGTCGATTTGGCCCTGAACACAGGCTTGTGCGCTTGTGATTTGTGACTCAGGAATCCAGCCAATCACCTGAGATTCGGTCAAGCTTGCGTAAGGAGTGAACGAGCCTTCTTGCACAGTGAACTGGCTATTGCCGCCAATCTCTGCTGTGTAGGAGCCGTCAACACCTGTCACTGTCCAGTTGACATTGCAAACAAAGCCGGGTTCTGGGGTATCAATGGTGAACATTGAATCGATGGTGGTTGTAAAAGTGGTCATGATTTACCTTTCAATTTAAAGATTAGCGGCATCCAAACGTGCCTTGAGTGATTCAATGATTGCTTGTTGTTCTTGGATAGCCGCAGTTAATGTAGCCACCAAGAATGATGTGTCGATGCCTTGAGGTTTAATTGAACCATCTTCGTTAACAGCATCCTTTTCACCAGTAACGGCATGAGGGCAAACTTCAGCCAACTCGTGAGCAATAAAACCTTCACCATCAGAACCATCAACGTTCCATTTGTATGTGACTGGTTTTAGTTGGGCAACTTTAGCCAATGCACCTGTCATTGGAGCAATTGTGTTTTTCAGGCGATAGTCTGACGATGTGTTGTAAGTCGTGTTGGTGTTGTCCCAGCTAATCCGACCCTTGCTAGTGTTGGCGCTACGAAAGTCAATAATTGCCGTGCCGTTAGTAGCGGTGTTGTTCCATACAAAAATTTCATTTGTTCCAGACAGAGTAAAAGTTGCACTTCCTGTGCCGTTAGATTTATTTACCCAACCGACAGCACCAGCGGTATCGGCTACTTTACCAACAAACCAGTTACCAGAGTTATCAAACACACCCCGTGGATTCCCATCTCCATCAGACAGCACAACGAAGTTGTTTGATGTGCGAATGTCTAGGCCACCTTGGTTGCCGTTGTAAGAGCCAAGGATGGCGTTCTTAGAACCCGTGGTGACAGCAGAACCAGCATCTTCACCAACAAAAGTGTTCTGAACACCTGTTGTGACAGCATACCCAGATTGAGAGCCAAAGAAAGCGTTCTCCCCTCCTGTGGTTTTGCTATACCCCGCTTGATAGCCAACAGCGGTGTTGTAAGAGGCTGTGGTGTTGGAGGACAAAGCACCATTGCCTAAAGCTGTATTAGAAGCGCCTGATGTTAAAGCCCTAAATGTAAGTCTGCCTACGCCCACATTGTCTGACCCTGTAACGCCAGCACTATTGTCCATGCTGTTAGGGCCAATGGATATGTTGTACACCCCAGTGGTGATGAGCCTGCCAGCATTGTAACCAAGAGCCGTGTTTGCACCGCCAGTTGAGTAATATCCAGCGGCCCCGCCCACAAACGTGCTCTCAGCACCAGTCGTGTTGCTATACCCCGCCTGATAACCAACAGCAGTATTGTTAGATGCTGTGGTGTTAGAGAAGAGAGATTCACGACCCACGGCTACATTATTAGAACCAGTTGTATTTGAAATTAAACTACTTTCACCAAAAGCAGAGTTTAGTTGACCCGTGGTATTAAAGTACATGGCTTGGTAGCCAAAAGCCGCATTACGAGTGCCAGTCGTATTGCTATACCCAGACTGATAACCTACAGCAGTGTTGTTGGATGCTGTGGTGTTGGAGCGAAGTGCTTCTGTACCAATGGCTGTGTTGTTCTCTCCAGTCGATGTTGACCCTAAAGAACTTGCACCGACCGCTACGTTAAAATCTGCGCCAAAGGTTAAAGCATCCATTGCCTGATAACCAACTGCGGTGTTGTATTCGCCCGTTGTATTACCATACCCCGCTTGATAGCCCACGGCTGTGTTGCCGTTTGCTGTGGTGTTGGATGCTAATGCGGAAGTACCAAGTGCAGTATTTTTACCGCCAGTTGTGTTGTTCAGTAAAGAATTTCCACCCAAGCCAGTATTGTCAATACCAGTACTTGTGTATCTACCAGATGAATAACCAACAAAAGTTGATGTAACAACATCAGATGCAGTTGCTTTTGTATTACCTGCAAACGCACCAATATAAACTTCACCACCATTTGATGGGCCAGCATATCCTGCTTGATAACCAACAAAAGTATGCAGTGATGCAGTCGTATTGGAGTAACCAGCCTGATAACCTATCATGGTGTTATTTGGGCCAGTAGTATTTGAGTAAGCGGATTGATAACCTACAGCAGTGTTGTTTGATGCGGTGGTGTTTAAACGAAGCGCCTGAGTCCCCAGTGCTACGTTGTATTGACCAGTGGTGTTAGTCTCTAAAGACTCAGTACCAACCGCTACGTTCTTTTCAGCAGTAGTGTTGTTTGCTAATGAGGAAAATCCAACAGCTACGTTAGCCGCACCAGTTGTGTTGTCGTAAAGAGATTGATAGCCCACAGCGGTGTTGCTAGATGCTGTGGTGTTGGCTTGTAGGGCGCTATGACCAAAAGCGGTATTGAATGCTCCAGTCGTATTGTTGCTAAGTGATATATATCCAGCAGAGGTATTTTCACCTCCAGTAGTTAAATACTGTGAGCGGTAGCCAATAGCCACATTACCGCTGTTGCCAGTAATGCTGTACAAAGATTGGTAACCAACCGCAACAGAGTTTGCCGCACCTGTGTTGGTGTACATCGATTGGTATCCAACAGCGGTGTTGCCTGATGCTGTGGTGTTGGCTTGGAGTGCCCATGAACCAAGTGCTGTGTTATTTGAGCCAGTAGTATTTAATGCCAGCGCATCCCAACCTAAAGCACTGTTATAACTACCGCTTGTGTTTGTATATAACGCTTCCCGTCCAACTGCTGTATTTCTTGTTCCATCTGTGTTGGAAAACAGTGCGGTATTACCGATTGCAACCGAAGATGCGCCTGTTGTATTACTTGCCAAAGCACTAGCACCCACCGCAGTATTGGTAGACACAGCACCCGCACCACGACCAACTGTGATGCCGTAAACAGTCAGGTCAGTACCAGAGTACAACAGGTTTGCAGAGTCGGTTTCCAAACCGCCAGTGGTGGAGTACACCACACGGCCAGATGTAAGGCCAGTGTTGGTAATAGAAGAGAACACACCCGCACCAGCAGTATTGCTGATCTTGATAAAGTCAGAACCATTCCATGCACAAACAGCAGACTCGCCAGCAACAACGGTCACACCAGTCGTTGGGCCAGAGCCAACTAACTTGACCGCATAGCCGCCTGTGGTGGCGTTGATAACCGTATAAATCTTTGACTGGGCTGGCGCTGTAACCGTACGCAATGCCGTACGCGCACCTGAGAACAAGAGGATGGCTTGACGCGCCGTATTCGCAGCGCCTGTGGTTGTGGTCAGTGTGACATCGCCGTCAGTGCTGACGTTGGTTGTACCCGCAACAGAGGTATCAAGAAGAGATGTAATGGAGTTGTTTACTGTATCACCCCAAGTGCCGCTCAACTCGCCTGTGACTGGAAGTGCCAGACCCAAGAGTGATGTGTATGCTGTAGTCATGTTTTGAACCTCAAGTTACAATTTCTTCCCAATCCGGGGTTTGTACAGTCGATACTGTACTCCATCCGGGTGTTTGCGGGTTGGTGATATTTTGCCAGTTTGCGTCTTCGCTGTCATCTATTGGTTTCCAATATACAGCAATCACATCGCCAACTGCGCCGCTTGCCGCCACGCCAGTCAAAGCTTTAATCCGCTCTGCCACTGTCATCGTACCAACTGCGCCCAGAGCACCAACACCAGTCAGTGCAACCGAGCGATCAGCCGATACAGAACCAACTTCACCCAGCGCAGTGTTTGGCAACAGCGGAACAATCACCTGCCCTGCAATACCTGTGGCCTCAACACCACTCAAAGCAACCGATGCCGACTGAACAACTGTGCCAACTGCGCCTTCGGCTGCAACGCCTGTTATGGCCTTGCTTCTGTCTGGGCTAACCGTGCCAACCGCACCAGAACCCGACACGCCTGACAGGGCAACTGTCGATGAATTGACAACCGTGCCAACTGCGCCTGTGGCCGCTACGCCTGAGAGATCAACTGTCTTGGCGTGGTCAACCGTACCAACTGCGCCCGATGCGGCTACGCCCGTGAGGGCTACGGAAACCGAAATACCAACTGTGCCAACTTCACCTGTCGCTACATCGCCCTGCTCAGGAATAATGATCGACTCTGTGACATCCCCAACTGCTCCCGATGCGGCAACACCAGTAAGCGCGACTGTGATAACCGGCGTGGGTGTACCCACCGCACCTTCGGCGGCAACTCCTGTGGCATCGAGAGTACCGCCCCAGCCATTACTCCCCCACGCGCCGTCGCCCCAGCCGAGAGACATGGCTTACCTTTTAGGTTGTTGACAAGCGCAGCAATGCGGTTGATGTGGTGTTGGAAGGCATGGTCAGAGTGAACGTACCAGCCGTGATGGTCTGCGAGCCAAATGTATGAACAGACACCGCCTTGTTAGACTGGCTGCTGTTGTAAATCAACACGCAGTCAAACGCTGTGGTCAAAGTCACAGTTGTGTAAGTGATCGATGCTGAAGGTGTCCAGTACGCCACGCCAGCAGTTGCTGAGCTGTTGGTCGCAATAGGAGCCGTAGCATTGGTCACCGTCACACCACCAGCCGTGTAGCCTGTACCAGAAACTTCATTGGTAGAAGAATAAGCTGTGGTGCTTGCGTTAACAGTGGCCGAAGTCAGATACAGCGCTGCCTTGAACGTGTCAGCAGTTGTTGCCGCACGGAGAGGCGCAGTGCCAAAATTGTGAGTGGCCGTCATGAGTTCACCCATGAACGAAGTGCACATTGATTGAGTGTTACTCATCTGTGTTTTCCTTTAAGTAGTTGGCAGCCATTTCAAGTCTGCCGGGATTATCATCAAAATAGCCAAGCCCTCTATTGCAACGACTGCACAGCAACCCACGAACTTTACCAGTTGAGTGGCAGTGGTCAACAAAAAACATTTCAACGTCAGCAAATTTTCGTTTTCGTTGACTTGGGACTTTTGTACTGCAAATAGCGCACCCACCGCCTTGAGCTTTCAACATACTGTAGTAGTCGTCTACAGTAATACCGTAAGTATTTTTTAACTTTGAGGGCCATTCAACACGGCGGTAGATAGACGGATCTCGTGCTTTTCTGGCTTTTTGCTTTTCTAAATTACAAACTTTGCAGTGTGCAACCGGCTGACCAATACGCTCCCCGCTCTGCCTAATAGCAAAGTCAAACAGATGTTTCTCTTGCTTACAGCAAGGGCACACCTTGGTTAGCGTACGTTCTTCAATCATGCAATTGATGCGGCTTCAGCAGCCACGTAAGTTAATGGTTTCTTCAGAGTCACATGGGCCGACCGGTGCACCAACTCGCCCTCAAGCCAATACTCCACCCAAGTGGTGGTCTCGTTGTCATTATCCACGACACCTTCTTTTTTCTCAAGAAGAGAGTCATCCATTTCGCCTTTGGTGGTTGTGACTAGCATGCGTGTCCTTAAGAGATGCGCACGATGGCGCTGTTTGATGTGGCTGTTGGGAACTGAACTGTGAAGTCTGTACCGCTGACGGTCTTGTCTGAACCAAAGTCAAGGATGGCCACAGACTTGTTTCCCTCTGTCGAGTTGTAGATCAGCGCGGCTCTGGCCGTAAACGATGCCGAAGACCAAGTGGTGTTGGCAAACGAGATGTAAGCTGTCGGGACTCCGTAGCTGTTGTCTGTTGCCGTAGGCGAGACGCTAATCACCAAGGTGTTGCCCCCTGCCGTGTAATTAGTGCCTACGACTTCGTTCAAAGTGGAGTACACCGTGGTCGTGGCGTTCAGATCAGCCGCGGCTGTGTACAGCGCGATCTTAAATGTGTCGGCTGACGTAGGGCCAAAGTTGTGAACCGCTTGCAGTAGCTCGGTCTTGAACGATGTGGTCGATGTCTGAACAATACTCATGCTACGCCTCTATTCTGAGGGAGCGGTGCCACACGGAACTGCCCACTTCGGTAGCTGTCAGAACGCTCCAGACCATCGCCCAGACGTTTAGCCAACGCAAGCGCTTCTTTGTACTTGCCGTCGTACAAAGTCATCATGTCGGCTTCACCCTTCATGAATGTGTACGCTTCCACCAGCGTGCCGTACAGCAACACCGAATCAAAGTTATCGCCAAGCCATGTGGTGCTTGCAGTCACGATGGACTCTGGGTAGTAGAAGTAGTGCAACTCAACTGTGTAGGTTGCGTCTGGTGTTGGGCCAAGAATGAAAGACAACTCGTTTGCAACGGCTGAATTGGGGCCGAACAAGGCGTAGTACTTGGGGATGGCCGTATCCGTGGGCTGTGGGTATGCCTGACGGATGAAGTTCACATCCTTATTGAGCAAGTACTCGTACGCGCCTGTCGCATCCACCACTGCCAACGAAAAGGTCGACAAGTAATCCAAAGGGCAAGACAAGTACTTGTTGTTGGCCGTGATCGTGCCCGTGACATTTTTGCGAAGAGACGGGAACTGAATCGTGTTGTAAATGCGTTGCTCGGCCTGCTGGATGAACGTATTCATCTCAGCGGTCTCAAACGTGTTCTCCGTGTAATCGGAGACGGCAGTTACAAGCTGGGTGTAGTTCATGTCTTAAGCCATCGGGCCTCTGGCCATTGTGCCTTTGGTGGCGCATCCAGTACCGCGAATCTTAATGCCGGATGTCTTCACGCCATCATAGGGGTTGCTACGCTCATTGGCCAACGACATGTTGGCTTTCAAAGCTTGCTTGACTGGCATTTCGCCAACCACCACTGTGGGCTTCTTTGTGGGTTGCTTGTATGTAGCCATCTTAGCCTCCGCGACCAACAGAACGC